GAAAATTATCTGCAACAGACGGGTCCATTTGAATAAACGGACTACACGCCTCTATCGCACGGAGAATGTTCTGGGCCTCGCTGAGCCGCTGAGACCTAGCAATCAACGAAGAATATCTAACGTCGATCTTTCTACCTCTGAGCGCCTCTGGGATTTCTTCCTTCTTGATAACACCACGGCGGAGCATTACTGCAAACACCCGGTCAATCATAGGTCTAAGGAACTCAGTCTGTTGGCGCCCCAGCATGGGCCCAAGCAACCGCATCTTCTCTTCCGTACGCTGAAGGACCTCGGTGGCCGTCATCTGCGGGCCCTGCTGGAGCATTAATTGGTCGACAAAAAATGCTTCCCTAATCCGTACTCGGCGCTCTTTTAGCGCCTCATAACCAAAGTCAATTCTTGAGTCGTTAAAGATTGGTTCAATTTTAGAGTCTGGACTTCCAGAACGTCTGAAATTTAGCCCGCCAGGTGAGGTAACAATCGGTAGAATAAAACCATCATCTGGAAGCTGTAAGGGTGGGTCTACCATCTTTTGTGCGCCGATAATCATTGTCTCTGCCATCTTGTTGATGGTCTTTACTTCTGGCAGTGCCACCATTGCTGGAGATACGCCGTACTTCTCGCCTGTGCGCTTAGACCATCTGGGTACAACATATGGAAATTCTCTAAAGCCTCCGCTCAGTATCTCATGGTCTACCTCTGGTAGAACATACTGAGACACATAAACAAATGGAGAATTTGTAATATTAACCATTGATGCTGGGTAAACTGCATGAATAACTTCAAACTTGTCGTCCTTACCTTTTTCATAGCAGTCCATTACTTTTTTGCCGACATTCTCTTTTCCGAATGCTTCTACCAGTTGGTATGCGTTCCACTTCCAGCTTCTGTAAATCTGGTTCACTCGTCCTTGAGAGTCCTCATCGATAAAATATTCTCCGATGAACTTTGTAGAAAACCGAACTACTTCTTTTGGATCTTCCTCGATGTACATGGCCGCAGTTCCGAAACCTACCTCATCAAGATAAAGTTCATGGACTTCTGTTTGAAAATTAGAGTTGTTCAAAACATTGTGCGTTTGCTTTGCCGCGTACTGAAGAAATGCCTTAACATTATCGAGTTGATCTAGTGCATAGATGCCTGTGGTAAACTCAAACCACATTGAATTTGGGCTTGTAAGAAGACCATGCAGTTGTCCAGCTAAAAGTTCTAAGCAGTACATGCCTGTGTTCTCGAGCACTTGAATATTTCTTTTTTCCCCAGGAGTTTTTTGGGACAAAATAGTATTCTTATTCGGCATCATGTAGTCGGCAACTTCTTGAAGGTGCGAATCAAGAGTGCTGCGCTCACCTTTAAGGTGCTGCACTTTCTCTTTGATTTTTTTAACAGTAAGTTTAGCCATTCTCTCGTCCGCCAGTCAGTAATGTTGGGTTTGCCACAAGGCTTGTCTGCCCAGGGGTAAGCAGTGTTTGGGATCTTCCTGGTCGTCTTAGGCGCAAAGCTATCTCAGCGTCAATTCTTCTTCTAATCGTATCTTTTCTTTTATCAATCTGTGACTGCGCAAGGTCTACTCGCGCCTGGTCCTCTACAGCTGCCGTTGCGTTTTCTGCATCGGACGCGGTTTTTTTGGCTAAAGATTCTCCCTTTATGCCAGTAAATGCCGCCGTTCCAAAACCACCAACGTTCGATGATCCAGCAGCCAGGTTCCAAACACCATCTGCTATCTGTCCACGCTGAATTTGTCCCCAGCCCGTTCTGACATCGTCTACGCCACTAGATATATTCTGCACAAGTGCCTTAAGTGGATTACTTGGTGCCGCCATTAGTTACCTCCGAAAATATTATAGTCGTTCTTAGCAAATCTAGGAAGTGTCCTAGCAAGTTCTTCATGCGTAGGCTTATCTTCATTCAATCCAAGTGCAAGAGTCCTAAACGCATCGGCACCGTGAGATGCCCAGTTGTGCATAGGCCTTGCTTGGTAAATTTTATTTTTAGTGTCCCATTTTCTCTCGTAATTTTTAAGCGCATCAACGCCTCTCATAGTTGTGTCTTTATCAAACCAACATTTAGGAAGAAGAAGCCTTGACGCATTTATGCCGTCCTCAACAGCCATCCTTGGTATTACGCGAATATTCTTTAGTCCCAAGGTCTGTAGAGTCTGCACCCTTGACTTACCGCTTGATAGGTCTCTAGCGGCAGCGTCGTGCGGGAGAAGGTGTTCTGCATAATAATACTTTTTCCCTCTCAATTGCTCTGCATAATAATCAAGTCCAGAGCCTGAGTTTTCTAAATAATCAATGATGTGTATGGCTCTACCAACAACTTGAGCAAACCAAATCACGGTGGTATCAGAAATACCAAGATCCCAGCCAGTATATACAGGCACAGCGGGATCATAAGGGACTTTAGTAACCCTATTTTGGTCCTCGAGGGCTTCAATCTCCTTGCCATAGTACGCACCGACCAGTGCCGCAGAAAAGGAACACTCATACTCTTGAGCATACTCGGCCTCGCTCATAATTTGCTTAGCGGCCTCAAGTTCCGCCAGTGGGATTATCCCTGTCTCGCTCGCCTTGTACACAACATGGTACCAATCCGACGGATGGTTTTTAGCGTGCTGGTAAATATCATAAAGGTGGTTCATCCCCCTCGGTGTTCCGATGAAGATGGCCCAGCCCATTCTATCTGAGAGAGCTGGTCGTATAACAGTGGACCAAACGACTGGGTCACATTCGGCAAATTCATCGACAACGACGCCGTCGAGATAAATACCCCTGAGTGTTCCGGGGTTCTCGGCACCAAGAAGCATGATCCTAATTCTATCCCCTCTATCTTGTCGCTCAATATCAATTCTGAGATCGGCTTCATTCGGAGTTACTCCTGGAATATGCTTTGTATATTCTTTAATGTAATCCCACGCCACTCGCTTCGCTTGTCCGTAAGTCGGTGCAACGTATGCAAACTGCGGATTCTTTTTATCGCACCGGAGAGCTTGGTCGATAATCTCATTGATCGAGAATACCGTCTTGCCCCATCTCCGGTGATTGATGACCACGTTAAACCGCTTAAGTGCGGCGTGCAGAAGTTCCTGTAGTGGTCTCGGCGTGTAGCCGGTACTTACTTCTTGTTGAATCACCTACAAGCTCCTACTTACTTCGTACCACGTATTCGTTACGTGTACGAACTCAATCACATCTCCAGCTGCAAGTGTAGCACTGCCGTTCATAACTGTGTTGGTAGCTGAAACTAAGGTGACCGTGTCCGTGTTGCTCGTTCCGATAAGCATGACCCTGTCGCCGTTTTTAGCTGTAGTAATCGCAATGTCGGCGGCGGTAACGGCAGCTGCATTTCCAACAACCGGTAGAAGCTGGTTTCTAGCATCAACCGGAGCTATGTCTGTGGCATTGGTTATCGTAGCTGTGCTGTTGATATACTGGTGGCCGACTGGATCCCACAGAGTGCCGTTGTACACCAGGTGATGTTTGTGGCCCGTGTCGTACACAACCAGGCCTGTAGAAGGTGTGCCTATAGCCAATCTCTGTGCTGTGGACATAGCCGGGGCGTTGATCGCACCCTTCGTGGTGCTTACCACTGAGAATGAGCTGGAAGCGTTAAGTGCAGCGTTGGACCCTACGTTTAGTCCACCTGGGAGCCGCTTCTCGCCGCCCATGACTTGGGCTGCGGTACTGACTCCGCCTGGATTTGTCTCGTCGGCAGGCTGCATGTTAAGCGCCTGAGTGCTGAGCGAGAGTCCGTTAGCGTTGGGAGTCGCTCCAAATGCCGCCAGCGTCACCGCTGCGTGCGATACTGCTTCTAGGGTGTCAATGTCTCCCTGAAGCTCTACGAGGGCCGCCTGTACGTCTGTTGAGGCAAGGTCTCCAGCTGGTGTGACCGACACTGCTGAGGCCGCGTGGGCCGCTGTAGCGTCGCTTAGATGGTTGGACAGGTCCGTGTCGGTAGCATAGCCAGGGTGCGGGTCTCCTGCTGCTACGTGATTAGAAAGATTTGTGGCCGCTTCTGAGGCCACTTCTTCGACTGCTGCTTGGACCGTGGTGCCAGCAATGGTGCCCGCTGGCGTGAAGCCTATAGCTGTTGCTAGGTGTGCGTCTACTGTGTCCGATAAGTGGTTGGCCAGGCCTGCTATGAGTGTGTCGATATCGTTGTTGTCAACGTCCTCAACGTACACTTCCCAAGCTGCCCCGTTCCAGTACCAAAGATCATTGGTGTCGATCTGAATGGCAAAGTCTCCAGCACTCGGGGAGAGTGCTGTTCTGGCGGCTGCATCTGCAACCTTCCGTATGCCCCCACCTGCTCCGCCCGCTGCACTTGTTCCGAAGAAAAACAAACCCATCTTATTCTCCTATCGGTTGTAGGCCACTGATTTAATTTTAACTACCGCCACATTGACTAGGCATGAGCCCACTCCGGCCCGCAAGCTAATCCTGCGTAGGTCATAGAACTGTTGGTCTTCGTCGCCTGTGTTTTCGTCTGCCTCAAATGCGAAGCCGCCACCTGCTACGAGCTTAAGGCTCTTAGCCTGAGCTGCGTCTGCCACATCTGAAGTGCTGACTCCACCGAGGTAGACTTCGTCTCCGTTGGCAGGGTCTGCCTGGAGCATGACCCCTGTAACGAGGCAGTCATCATCTTCTGTCAGTGAGAGTAGTGAAGCTACGGTGCTTGCTGATACTGTGGGCGCGGTAACTTGTCCGAGGGCCACATAGTCGAGTGCTATTCTTGCCATGGTCTTTCTCTCCTACCCGTTGTAGGCGACGCTGATTACGTCAACCACGAGCACGTTTACTTTGTTATTGTTCGTGGCTGCATCTATCCATATGTCCGCTAGGTCCACGTACACCTTGTCGTCGTCCGCTAGGTCTTGGTCTGCTGTGATCTCCAAGCTCCCACCCGGCGCAAGCTGCAATCCAAGTGCTGCTGCAACTGTGACATCGCCGATGTAGCAGCTGCCTGTGTTTCCAGTGAGTGCCTGAAGGATAACCTTCGTGGCTAGACGTGAAGTGCCGCCGTTGAGCTGCACTCTTGTGCCGGCTGTGGCAACATTCTTTTGCTCAATCGGAATAAGTTTTGTTTTTATTGCCGCCATTAATTCTCTCCTACTTTGGGTGTTCTAACTATACCTGTGTTGACAACAATCTGAATCGCCGTCGCCCCCACCTCTACGCCACTCTTGCTTCCACCATACTTAACTTTATCATCCGTGCCCGCAAGATATTTGTAGGCATCTATCCTAACCTTAGTACTGTCGACCGAACCTTCATCCACCGACAGTGCTTCGTCGTAGAGTGCATCTCGCATGGCTTCGGCACGGTCTCTTCTTGCTTCGTCCAGCCGCTCTTGAACACTTGGATCTTGGCGCTTCCACCTGCACAGCACAGAGTACGAAGGGAAGCCAGGCATCTTGCATATCTTAGTCAAGCTCCCACCCGTAGCTAGCTTCTCACATATAAGATCGACCACATACGAGGAGTACTCCTCAAATCTGAAGTCCATGAGCCTAACCGGATCTATGCTTACTTCGACCTTGACCACAGAACCATCTGGGAGGAGCCGCTCCACCAACCTCTCGTGGTACTCCGAGTGCAGGAGTGCATCGGGAGATTCCTGAACTGCCAGGAGCTTGCCCGTTTCCACGTCGCATACCTCAAGTAGGCCAGTTCTGGCGTTTAAGCTTACTTTTGTTTTCTGTTTTGTCGCTGGAAGCATTCCACCAGTGGATACTGGGGAAATATAAAAGTCAAGGGGCCAAGCCACGTCTGGTGTGTCTGTTTGCCAAACGTGGCCTGACAGGGAATGTGCTCCTCTGTCGGACCTTTTATTTTAAAGCTTTAGGATTTTTGTGTGGGTGAAAATAAAAAACCCGCTTGCGCGGGCCCCTTATACCACCTCTTTGAGAGAGGAAGTGGGCTTGCGACCACAACCAGTCTTTGGATTAGGAATCATCAGCCTAGTGCCATCTTTAGGAGAAGCGCAAGGATTATTCTTTTATGCTAAGCGTTACTCTACAACGTCGTACTCTACGAATACAATCGCCTTACCCGATGTAGGCACGCACGAGCCACCATCTGCCACCGTCGCAGTGATTAAGCAGGCAGCTGCGATAGATCCCTTGAACGCCGAGGCAGCTCCTGTGCTCTCACCCTCGATCCAA